GACTATAATTCTTCGTCAACGTATCGTTTCATTTCCGTGCGGAATTGCTCTCGCTCCTCTTGCTCCGTCTCCTTCAACTCGTCATACAACTCCTCGTCAAAAATGTCGCTTATAGCATCGTCAAGGAGGGAGATTAACTTCTCGGGACGCACCGCATCAAGTTCAACCTGTCCGAGGCCATCCCAATTTGCGGAGCGGCTATCTGTTACCTTTGTCGGTGCAGGAGGCAAATGCCAATCAAGAACCTGTTCCTCCATGAGGCAAATCCTCCGTACTTCGATTTCGTCACAACCGAGGTTTCTGATGTTCTCGGCCAATGCGCGAGGAATGTCCTCTCCACTCGGGTCGTAGTCTCCGAAGTACAGGATGATTGGTTTCTTGCCTTGGTAAACGGCATCACTGAACCGATTGGCGGCATCGTGAAGGAATGTGAGCGAGGGATAACCCTTGCAAGCACCGAGCGCAACGCCATGTCGCAGACAAGGCTTGTAGAAAACGCCCTCCAAAGCCTTCTTTTCGATAAACACTTCGGGATAATATGGCTGATTCTCCCACTTGCGCTTGTAGTACGAAGTCATCCATAACTTCACCTGCGTTTTTGCCTCGTCCATCCTTTCTTCGAGGATTGTGGGGGCTGAGAGGGTTTCACAGGCGAGGGCTCTATCCCTATCGCTGAAAGCATTGAAGGAGATTACCCCGTCCCAACGGGCCTGCCCCGTTGCGGCCACGACCCTCTTGTAGTGCTGAATGTCGTTAGTCATTCCACGGCTCACCAACTGATAGTGAAGCCCACGGATTGTGAGAACGCCCGCCTCATAGCGAGAGAGAATATCCACGGAGTTCTCTATAATCCACTCCCGTGTGAACTCGTCTTTTGTCCTTATTGCCATTTTATTTCCTGTTTTTGAGTGGGATTAACGCCTTGGGGTGGACTACTTTTAATTCTCCAAGCACCTCCACGACCACAAGCGTCTCCCCGTTAAACATATCGGGAGTAAAACTATCTACCTTTGCGAAATGTGTACCCCCCCCATTTCAAGGTCTTTGATTCTCACTCGTTGGCCGAGTTTCAGTTCTTTGGCATCCATACTACTTGGTTTTGAGGATTTCGAGCAGAGTTTTCAGCCCCCTCAGCCCCTGTTCGATGCCGTGGCCGACAATCGCTCCCGTATAGGGGAAAAAGCGGATTGTGTGGCAGTGGAACATGAAAGACAGGGTGTATTTATCTTCCTCCTCCACGTGGTAGCCGAGGGCCTCAATCTGTTCCTTGGCGTAGGTTCTGCGAGTGGAGATATATTTCTCCCTCTTTTCCTTGTAGGCTTTCGATTTACTCATGGTCGTACTTTTTGTAAAAATTCACGTAGTCCCAACCTGCGTTTTCGAGTTCCTGCAACAGGTGGGTATTCTCAGACAGGACTTCGATAGCGTCCCTTACGGGAGGTAATTAGTAGTTGTCTTTTTCCATTGTTCCGTTTCTTTTGGTTTTCTTGGGACAAGGGTAAGTATAATTTTCGAGAAAAGCAAGAAAAACTTTACTTTTTTGTATTTTCGGGGCTTTCGATAAGCGCAATAGGCTTTCGGGCCTCGTGTACCTTCTGCAAATTTTCAAGGCTTTCGTTGGGAACGAGGGACACCACGGGGTAGCGGGAGGTGTCGGAAGGCTTGTTGCTCTTGTGCATCTTGACGGAGAGGTCAAAGATAACCCCTGCGGCCTTGCCGTTATGTTCTATCATGGTATCGAAGGTGTCCCTTATTTGCGGTATGGTGGACGCACTACCCTTGGTTTGGAACTGCCAACACCCCATTACACCCCGAACAAGAGGGAGAATGAAAACGAGGGTAAGAGTAATCTTCCATGCCTGTTTGTAGTGTTTCTCCAACATGGCCATGATGTCGGGTTGCTCGGTGGTGGTGACGATGATGTACTTCTTTGCTTTCTCCGACCACGTTTTGAAGGTTTCTCCGTCTCCCGTGGCTACGAGTTTGCCTGCATTGTCTCTCAGCACATATTCCTCCCTGCAAACGAGTTCTGCATCGTCAGTGGGGAACACTATCTGAATGGTGGAGGGTTTCTCCCCGTAAGCCTTCGTGAACAGGGGAGCGTAGTCCGATGATGCCACGAAGTAATCCAATGAGCGGGGAATGCCACGCTCATTCTTTTCGCCACACTTGATTTTTCCTACGATTGGAAACGGGAGGCGTTTCTGTTCCTTGTTATTGATGATTCTTCCTGCCATAGTAGTTTATTATAAAAAGAGGGAGGTCGGCTTTCACGCCATTTCTCGGTTATCAGCCGAGCGTGTTGTTTAGGGTGGCCAAACCCCTGTTACACTATCCCTCGGTGAAACTTATTCTTCCTCGGGGAAAAGCGGGCTTTCGTCCTGTTCAACTTCCTCTTTTTCGGCCTTGTTACGCTCTTTTACGAGTTCTTCAAGTGTGAGGGTAGTATAATTCTCCGAAAGTCCCTCAGAGAGGTCAATAAGGCCCTTTACGAGGGTGACGGATTTGGTCTCGGTCTTGCGCAGTTGGTATTGCTCCAACAGGCAGGCGGTGATGCGAGGGTCAATAGCATCGTCTTGGCACTCGAAGTTGTAGGAGGGAGATTTTCTCCAATCCTTCGGAGACCAATTGAACACGCTCTGAATAGGGAGGTCGGGATAGTGCTCGGCCCACATGTCGCGGTAGAGGTAGAGTTGGTGGATATGGCTCTCATAGAACCCCTTTCGGCCACTCTTGAAGTCCACCATGGCGATAATGCGCTTGGTGTATTTCTCCTCGTCCTTCTCCGTCCACTTTTCGCCCTTCTTCTCGCGGGCCTTAGCCTCCTCGTCCTTGGTATAGACCCTCATATTGCAAACGAGGTCTATCATGCCTGCGTAGCCCTTCTTGGAGTACAGGGATTGCTCAATGCACAGAGGAAGAATATCGTAGTCTATCACGAACTGAGCGAAGGCCAAAATATCCTTCTTCAAGTCCTCTGCGTAGTTCACGAAGGATAGGGGGAGTTGCTCTCTCTCAACGTACTTGGCGAGTTCCGCTTTGAGGTTGTCAAGGTCATAGGAACGGGCCACGAGGAGTTTCTCAATCTGTCCGTGCATAAACGTGCCATAGTTGGCTCTCTCCTGCGTGTAAGCCTCGGCCTTTTCAAGGCCCATTTCGGCTCTCCACTTTTCGAGGAAAGGGTTACGGGGCGAGACCTCGGACAAAATGGTGGTTACGGACGGGTAGAAGGTGGGCACACCTTCATCGTCAAGGGTGTAGTAGTAGCGAGTACCACGGGTGTTCAGTTGGTACAGGCGGAAGTTCGGCACACGGAGTGCGTTAGGGTCGAAGAACACTGCCTGCATCTGTTCGGCAGTCACATCGGGCGCAAGGTTGAATACGCCAAGGTTGCTTTTTTCGTCCATTGGAGGAATGTTAAAGGTTACTTACTATGCTCACGATTTCGCGGGCCTTGTCCGCTATTTCGTCTTTCTTGGGAGTGATGTTCGGCACGTCCGTCAGACCAAACAGGAAGTCGGCACTTACACCGAGGATTCGGCAGATGGTGGGCACTTTCTCAATATCCACCTTCTTGGAGCGACCTGTTTTGAGGTTCAGAAAATTCATATATGCGGAGCGCTTACTGCTTTCGGGCCACAATACCTCTGCAAGGCTTGTGAGTTCTTTTTTGCCAACGAGACCCTTCTCTTTGGCATAGGCAATCGCCTCGTTCAGTTTGAATGTCATACTCTTTTTTCTCGTTCTCCTTATTGGATTGCGAGGGCAAAGGTACGTAAAAATTTTGAATTATGCAAGAAAAATTTGAATAATCTGCACAAAAAGTCAAGAAAAAGGAGGGGAGAACCCCCTCCGTCAATCAGAATAACTGCCCCTCTTGAAAGGTTGGCAACTCATATCCAAGGGGTTTCGGCTGTTTTCCGCTCAGCGTAGGATTGAGCAGGTAATACTTTCCCCACTCCGCATATAGGAAATTATTCTGAGAAAACAAAACCACCCCGAGGGGGAAATATTGGAAAAACCCTCGGAGTGGAAAACAACTCGATATGGCCGAAATTCAATGCAAAGATACAACTTTTTCAGATTTTCCTTGCAAATGTCGAAAAAATTTCATTATTTTGCATCGAAATCAGAATGTAAGCCGCTAAGTGCTCCGAACCCACTAAGCGCACAAGCAATATACAACCATTTTGTTGTTGCCCCTTGTAAGGTATGGTTCGGATACCAAGCAAGGGGCAAATTTTGTTATTATGGAACGCAAAATCAAAGGCATCTTTATTCCGATTGAGGTGTGGGAAAACAAGGAACTCTCATGGAACGAGAAGATTCTACTCATGGAGATAGATTCTTTCACGAGCCGTGGGGAGGATTGTTATTTCTCCAATGAGTATATCGCGTCCCTTCTTGGGGTGAAGGAAAATACCGCCTCCATCATTCTCTCAAAACTCGTTGATAAGGGGTATGTTAAGAGAACCCGATTTGACGGGAGACACCGCTACATTGAGAGCAACATTGGGTTCTACTTCAATGCTCAATCAAAGGCAGGGTTTGACGAAAATCAAAGGCTGGGTATTACCGAAATCAAACCCGATAATAATAATACAAGTAATAATACACCCAAAAAAGAATATACTTTGGAGGAAAAACGTGCTTTGTTCAGAAAAGCGTGTGAACCTTACGTGCCGAAGTATGGGGTACAAATGATAGAGGCTTTCTGTCTCTATTGGTGCGAGGCCGACAAGAGGGGCGTGATGGCCTGCGAAAAAGCCAAGAAACGCAAGGGTACATTCGAGATTGGTGGCAGGCTCGCAACGTGGGCGGGCAAGGAGTACAACAAGCCAACGGCCTCCACTCCTCAGCGTCCCGTGGCTCAGCCTCGGAAACCCAAGAAAACACCTTGGGAGGAAATGGGCCTCTCCTATGAGGATTATGTGAAACTTAACAAAGGAGGACTATTCTAATGAGACGGATAGAGCACACCCTTACTGACTTCCCGATGCCCGATTCTACGCAGATAGAGCACAGGATTCTCGCCTCGGTAATTTCCGACACTACCTACTTCTCTGAGGTGCTAAGAGTTGTCAAAAGAGAGTTCTTCTCCTCCGACAAGAATAGGGCCGTTTGGGACGTGGTTGTGGATATGTATAACAAGGGCGAGAGCGTGGATATGACAACAGTATTCCCAAGGGTTGACCGTAAGCACTACATGGATAATATCATTGGCGCACAAGCGGCCTTTGGTATGTCAATTATCGAACTCTGTTCGGCCCTGTACGACACCTACATCAGACGTTGTGCCTATATCCGCAGTGTTGAGATTCTCCAAGGCGTGAACGGAGGGGCATCGGTGGAGAATATAATGACCCGTTTCTCAGACTTTACCAAGGAGGCATCGGAGGTCTTTGATAGTGGCTCAGCGAAGGCCGCTATGGACGTGGCGAACAGGCTTGCAGATAGCATCATGAGCGGCAAGAAGTCAAGGATTCCCACGCCTTTCTCCTCCCTCAACTACTACACCTATGGTGGCCTCGGGGGTGGCAACTTGGTAATCCTCGCGGCCCGTCCCTCGGTGGGAAAAACCACAATCGGCCTGCAAATGGCGCAGTGTGCCGCTATTAACGGAGTGCCCACCACATTCTACTCCCTCGAAATGACGGACGAGGAGTTGGTTCAGAGAATGATTGTAGGCACGGGGTTGGTCTCTACCTTAGAGATTGTCACTCAGAACGTCAATTGGGACAACTACGAGCGAGCCGTTTCAATGGCCGTGCCTAAGAATTTGACGATAAATGACAAGGCGAAGTCCTTGGACGAACTCTGTACGAATATCGCCTTGGACGCTCAGCAGGGGAAGTGCAGGATAGCCTTCATTGATTACCTCGGACTTATCCGCCACGATGATAGGCGCAAGTCCTTTGCGCAGGTGGTGGGAGAAATCACCCACTCCATGAAGAACATGGCCATGGAGTGCAATATCCCGATTGTCCTTCTTTGTCAGTTGAACCGAGAGAGCGCAAAGGAAGGCCGTAGTCCCCAACTCACAGACCTTCGGGATAGTGGCGATATTGAGCAGGATGCGGATATTGTTATTATGCTCGAAAGGCCCAAGGACGAGTTTGGAGAAATCCAAAAAGACCACATAGACCTTTGGCTCAGAAAGAACAGGGGTGGGCAGTGCAACTTCGACAACGCCATTCACCTCGTAGGCAATAGCAGTTACTCCGACTTCAAGGAGGAAACTCAGACCATTACCATTCAGCCCGAACCCGTGGCAGAGCCCGAGCCTGCGCCTCAGCCTGTAAGCACCGATTTGTTTGACAACCAAGAAGATTTTTGATATGACACACGAACAGATTCTCACAGAGTTCAAGCACCGCTCCGAGGTGCTTTGGAACGCAAGCAAAAACCCCAAGACCACCGATGCGGTGGCCCTTGCCGAACTGAAAGCCAAGCCCGTGCCTATGACGAGGTTATTGACTTCTTGGAGGGGAATGCCGAATGGGTGTAGAGGAATGGGTTAAGAAACAGGGTTGGAAGGAATGCACCACTGCCAAAGGAGAGAGATATTACTGCCGATTCAGCCACCCTCGCGTGGGGTGGTTTGTCTCGGGCAGGGTTGTGGTTGGTTGGCATGATGCAGGAACGGCCAATAGCGTGTTGGAACTTGTAAAAATACTCATGGATGCCGAAGGTTAACAAATACCCGTGCAAGAACGGCTACTCGAAAATCTACGAGCAACTTCTTGGTGGGGAGTGGTGGGCAGAGTGGCCCTTCCACCCTGCGAGGAAGTGGAGGTTTGACTATGCCTGTCCCGAACTGAAAATTGCAATCGAAGTGGATGGTGGCATCTTCACGGGAGGCCGACATAGTGGTGGCGTTGGGCAGTTGAAGGACTTCGAGAAGGGGAACAACGCATGCGCGATGGGCTGGTACGTCTTTCATACCACCCCCGAAGATATGCACGATTTGGAGTTCCGAAAGTTGGTTTTGGAGGCTATCAAAGCACGAAAAATGCAGAAAAGTTAAATTTTTCTTGCAAATACGGATAATTTGACTTATATTTGCACTCAGAAACCAAGACAATAGGAAAATGGACAAGAAAGCAACCAACGCTCTGTTAAAAGAACTGCGGGAAACCCTCTCGGGGGAATTGGACGTTAACGACTTCGAGTTTGGCATGGGAGAACTCACTGCCGACTTTGGTACAATGGATAAGGAGTTAGAACTCTCCGACAACATCACTGCCGTGGTGGACTTCAAGGCCGAAGGATGGCGGCACGTTGACAGGGGAGACTACTATACCCCGCCCGAGGAGCACGGAGAAATCACCATCAGCATCACCCACGTTGACTTCTACGACATTAACGGGGATAAGGTTGCAGAGCACGATGCCCCTTGGCCTTCTTGCTACGACAAACAGAACACAATCAAACTCACATTCTAATGGCTACTTTCACAAAGGAGTGGGATAAGATTCGGGAGAACCGCCCCACTATCGCAACGCTCGAAAAGAGCAGGAAAAAGATTGACCGCCTCGCGGCCTTCATGCTCGGGGGCAACCCCGTCACAGGGAGAACGATGATTGAGAAATTCAACATCTACTCCTATCGTGATGCCATCTACGACCTCGGCAAGAAGGGGTACGACATTCAGCGCAAGGTTATCACCGCCCCCAACGGCATCGAACACGTGGTTTGGTGGCTCGTGGACTTCTCTGAGGAGTTCGTCACTATGCGCAACCCTGCATTTTTCCGCACAAAGTAGGAGAAATCCTTGGAATTGTTAATAATTTTACGTATATTCGCATAACAAAACAAAAACACCTATGGTTAAGAAACTCACTGCCGATGATTGGAAGGTTATTTCCGACATCGTTTCCGCCTCCCGCAACTTGGAGGAGGCTCTGAACAACAAGGGGTTCGAGGTTGTTAACTCCTTCTCCACGGGCATCTATCCCGCCTGCATCACGTTCATCGTAAAGCGCAAGTTCACCGAAATCATGTCGGTCTCTATCTTTGACATCGTGACCGAGCAGAAACGGGTTGAGGTGGAAATCTTCGCCAAGGCCGAGGAAATCCTCAGCGCAGACTACGATGCCATCGAAATAAAGATGCTCAAAGAGCGTCTCGCTGAGTTGGAGCGGAAGGGTTGTTAAGCCATGAAAACGGCCTATTTCATAAACGCATTCTTCGAGGTGGATAAGGTTGACCTTGATTCCGATAGCGCACGAGAACTGCGCAAGGCGGGCAACCTTTTCCTCACCTTGGAGGGAGCGAAAAAGGTACAGAGGGCAATCCATGATACACTACATAACGAGCAGTAAAAACGGGTTCGCTCTTGCAGGTGCTCTCCAACACTTCAAGATTCCCTATGACTACAACCCCTACCGCAAATGGGGAAAGAAGAAAGTCCGCAACGGCTACGGGAAGGACGTTTGGGAGTTTGACCTGTGCACAGAGAGTGACGCAATAATCAAGACCAAGAGCGGGGAAGTTACCCTTGCCGACCTCATGTATTACATGTACGAGCACTTTGGGGAGAAAGCCGACTTGGAAATCATTCACCAACACGAATACTAATGGATAGACGAGTTTTGAAAATCGGTAACTTCGTACAGGATGCGAAGAACCAAGGCTACGCAATCCGAGTGGGCATTTCCGAAATGCACTACACGGAGTTGTTTGAGCCTATCAAACTGACGGACGAGTTTTTCCTCTCCAACGAGTTCAAGATGCAGGAGTTCAACGGGGAGAAGAACTACTATCGGCAGGACGAGGCCAAGAGTGTCGTGGCCCATCAGAACAAGAGCGGTTCTTGGGACATTGACATTCGCAACGGTCAGGACTTCCGCTACATCGGCAAACTGACTGCCGTTCACGAGGTGCAGAACGCCCTCTCTGAGTGCTTTATCTATTGGAAGATTAGGGCATGAGAGTGAGGAACAAAACCCTCATGGGGAGGATAGGCGAGAATGGAGAATTAAACCTCCATTGGGACGCTCTGAAAGAGTTCCTATCCTCCCACAAGGGGAAGGTGGCAATAGTGAGGGTTGAACTCATGGCCGTAGAGCCCACGGAGAAAACCCGTAACTACTTTTTCGGCTACATCATCCCCGAACTGAGGAACGCCTTCATGGAGCAGGGGGAGCACCTCACCAAGGAGGAAACCTATAACAAAATCCGCATGCTTTGCCCGTTGTTTGCGGAGGAGAAACGAGAGAACGGGCAGTGGAGAAAAACCTACAAGGAGTTCGAGGACTTAGACCAAGCAGAATGTAATGAGGTGATTGATTGGTTGTTCCAATGGTCTGCCGAGAACCTGTATAAAGTGTTAGATAACCCGCTATGAGCAAAGAGAACCAAGCACGTCAAGACCGATTTAGTGATAACGAGCTATCATACAGGCGAGGAGTTACGCCTTGATTTAGCGAATATAACAGAAGATATTTTAGAGGAATTACAAATTGAAGGAAATAACGAGGAGGAATAACTATGTTAGTCAGAGTGGATGAATATGAAATCATCGATATAGAACAGGTCGTAAAGGATGATACGGACATTGCCATTGTTTTTTCAGGCTTGAAAGGTAAGAAAAAGGTTCGATTTTATGAGGAGAAAGCACGTGACTTGGCATTTAACAAAATAATAACTTGTTATAAAAATGGATACAAGTGCTGTGACATCACAATATATACTAAATAAAGAAGTGGTTTGACATCGACTATGCAGACTACACTCATAAGCACGCAGGGTATGAGCATATGCCCCAAGACTATCAATTTCCGCTCATGGTGCTTGGGTGCTCCGCTCCCGTACACGCAGGAGCAACTTAACAAGATACGCTTGGCCCACAATGAAGTGATAACGGCCAAGCAGGTATTGGAGGACTTACTCAATGGTGGAGATAACTAACAGGGAGGACTACGATGCCTTGTTAAAGAGGGGGATTGATTGCCTGTATGACAAGCGATACCACCTCGAAATCGGGCTGAGGAGAGAAATCCAACGGGAGAAATTCGGCAAAAATGACGATGAAGGAAATGCCAAGTTCTATGCCTACTGCATAAAGCACTTCCCCCACGTCTGCGAGAACTGCGGAAAGCCGATTCCCCACCCGTGGGCAACCAATGTGAGCCATATCCTTTCGAGGGGCTCATTCGCTCCTGCGAGCCACGACCCAAGGAACACCAATATCCTCTGTTGGGAATGTCACCGCCTTTGGGAGGACAAGCCTCTGAGAAACCGCTTGAACCCGTGGTTTGTGGAGAAAAACGCAAGAACAATTCAAATGCTTAAACAAGAATAC